ATCTAAGAAGATGAGTGAGATTGATTTACAAGATGCCCTAAGAAGTGATATAGAACAAATCTATAGACCCTTTGAGAAACAACAATTTAGAATTGCACAACGAATCTGTGAAGTATCAGGTGGTATTCAGTTAGGCGACCAGTTTAGTATAGACTTTACTGAACGAGAAGTGCCAATGAGTAGTGATGAGGAAATCAAATATTATGACTGGGCATTTAAGAACAACCTAGAAACACGAAAGAGTTATCTAAGAAAGAAGAATCCTGACTTACAAGATGATGAGATTGAAGGTATTGTAGAGCAGATAGATTCTGAAGCACCTGAAACACCTGAAGGAACTTTAATAGACCAAATTATTAATGCACAAGAATAATGGCTGACTTAGACTTCTATAAAAAAGATATGGAGAAAATCCAAACACAACTTCTTAAAAAGATTGAGAAGGTGTTAGGTGGATTAACTGTATTAGATGATGCAGGATTAGCAACAGCATTCAAGCAGATTAACTTTGTAGATGAGTTAAATGCTTTAGGATTTCCTGCATTGTTAGCTAAAGTGAAAGGTAGTTATGATAAGAATGCAATTAAAAGCTTTGACTTATTGAAAGCAACACAACGAACTAGACAAGTAGCAACTGCAGTTCAAGCAGTAGAGATATTAAGCATACTAGACTTAACAACTATATCTGCAGGAGTAACACGATATGCTAATGAATTAAAGACTGCTATGTTTAGAGGATTGCTTACTGGACAAGGTGCTGCAAGTATTATGGAAGGACTAACCGAAACCTATGGAGTAGGTAGAGCATTAAGTAGCAAACAACAAGTCGCATTATTAAATGATAGTTTTGCACGATTTACAAGAACAACTACTGCAAAGTTATTTGAAGATGTGCCTGAACAAAAGTTTGAATATATTGGTCCTGATGATGAAGTAACAAGAGATGTATGTGCTGAAACCTTAGCATTGCAAGGAGAAGGATTAACAGCAGATGAAATAGAAAGTATTACACCAGTAAGTTTTGCAGATGGTGGTGGCTTTAATTGCAGACATGAATGGATACCAGTATAATGAAAGCTAAAGATATAGCCAACTTTACTAAGACGAATTATGGACAATTAGCTTCTCATGCAAGAGGATTGATTGTTAAAGACATGAACAAAGGTGTCATGCAGAATGGTATTAAGAAATACGATAGAAATAAAGCATCTGAAGAATATGCAGCAAAGAAAGCAACTGGTGCATTAGGAAAGTTTAGAAAGAGTGATAGAGTAACCATGTTATTAAGTGGTGAAACAGCAAGAAGAATTAGACCTGAAGGCAAACGAGATAGAGCCACATTAGTATTTGAGAATGGAACTATTGTTCAAGCCAATGAAGATAAGGGGTATGTCATAGCAGATTTAAGTGGTAAGAATAGAGATAGTTCTGCATTATTCTTACAAAAGATTGTTGATAGGAATGTAAAGAAATATGAAAGCAAACCTATCACCATTAAAATAGGTAAATAAAACAGGAGGGCAGTATGTCCGAAGAAACAGTAATAGTAGAAGAACAAGCAGTAGCAGAAACTCCTACACAGGAAGTAAGTAATGAAGTTGGAAACTTAATTGCAGAAAGCAAGAAGTACCGACAAAGAAGCCAATCAGCAGAAGCCGAGTTGAATGAACTCAAAGAAAGCCTCAAACTTCAGGAAACAAAACAACTTGAAGAAAAAGAGGAGTTTAAATCTTTGTATGAAGGACTAAAGATAGAAAACGAGAAGTTAAAGCCAATCGTAGAAAACTTTGAAATCCAAGAAAAACAAAGACGAGAACATCTGCTGTCCCAACTTTCAGATGATGAACAAGAAATATACCAAGACCTCACAACAATTAAGTTGGAAAAGCACATTGAAAGACTGGGAAAGAGTAAAGTGCAAATATCTGATGCTAAAGAAGTTACTTCTAGTGGCAAGTTCGCTTCAAATACGAAGTGGGCAGATTTATCTCAAAAGGATAAAGAAGCTGCAAAGAAGAATCCAACTCTTTGGAAACAGATAGTAGAGGGGTATGCTAAAAACTAATCGAAGGAGATTAAAATGGCTGATGGAAATGTAACAAAAACAACTGCTGCTAATTTTATACCTGAAATGTGGAGAGATGCAATCCTTGACTATGCAGAACGAAAATTCGTTCTTCGTAACCAAGTATTAGACTTCTCATCTATGTTAGCAGGTGGTGGCGACATACTTAACATACCAAAAGTTGCAGAAGAAACTGCTGCATCTAAAAGTGCAGGAAGTGCTGTAACATATACAAACAACACAGATGGTGTAATTCAATTAGATTGCTCAGAACATCACTACGAAGCTAAAAGAATCGAGGACATTGTAAAAGTCCAAGAATCTGCAGATTTATTCAATGCTTATGCTCAATCAATGGGCTATGCTTTAGCTAAGAAAGTAGAAAACTTTCTTGCTGAATTAATCCAAACTGGTACAGGTAATGATGTTCAATTAGGAACAGACGATGTAATGACTGCTGCATTAGTAAGAGATGGACTTGAAAAACTTCTTGATGCAGGATATGACTATGGCGATGGCGATACTTTCATGTATGCTAATCCAAAAGCATATATGTCATTATTAGGAATTGGCGACTTCACAAGTGCAAACTTGCGAGGAGATGCTGAAAATCCTAATGCAACTGGTAAAATAATTTCTGCTTATGGCATGGAATTATACCCAAGCACAGACTGGGCTGAAGGTGGAACTGCTTCTACTGAAGCTGCTTCTATTTTTAGGAGAGAATCTGTTTACTTTGCACAACAAGTAGCACCAAGAGTTCAATCATCTTATGATATTGACCATCTTGCAACTTCTGTTGTAGCTGATGTATTATTCGGTGCAGCTTTATCTCATGCTGTATCATCAACATCACTAGGTATTGTAAACTTCAATAATGTTTCTTAATAACATTAATTGAAATCGGTTAATTATGGGGGTAATTTATTTTACCCCCATATTACCATTAAATATAAATTTGAAGGGGAATTAGATGCCATTATACGAATATAAATGCGAGTGTGGAAAGGTTTTTGACTACATACAAAGCATTAATGATGACAAACTAAAGAAGTGTCCAACAGAAATTGATTGCGACTCAAATCATAAAGTAACAAGATTAATTAGCAAACCCATGATACAAATGAATGAACCAGGTAGTATGCCTGACAGAAAACTTTACAAGGAATTGGATATAGATAAATGAGTAGTAATACTAATATAGGAAACACACCTGTAAATCAGGGATATGTTCAATTAATCCACATGGGAGAAACTGGTGGGATTGATGGAACACTTCGTGCTTTATATGATGGTGATGGTACTGCTTCAGACTTATTGATTGCTAGTGATAAAGTAAAGATTTCTACAGAACTTTATATTGGTAGCAAAACACTTACAGAATTTGTCCAAGATACAGTAGGTGCTATGTTTAGTAGCAATACTGAAACCAACATTACTGTAACCTACCAAGATGGTGATGGAACAATAGATTTAGTATCAAGTGGAGAAGTAACTCTCACAGGTTCAGAAACCTTAACAAACAAAACTTTAACAAGCCCAGTAATCAATACTGGCATAAGTGGTAGTGCTATATTGGATTCTGATACAATGTCAGGGGCTAGTGCTACCAAATTATCAAGTTCAGAATCAATCAAAGCTTATGTAGATACCGAAGTAGCTGGAATAGTTAGTTCTGCACCAAGCACATTAGATACATTGAATGAATTAGCTGCAGCATTAGGCGATGATGCAAACTTCTCTACAACAGTAACTAATAGTATTGCTGAAAAAGCAGTTTTAACTGGCTCTACTAATAACCAAATAACAACAGTTACAGGTGCTAATGCTATACAAGGAGAATCTAATCTTACTTATAGTAGTCTTACTCTACAAATACCAAATGCAAGTGGTAAAGTGTCTGTAGATAAAATTGAAGGTTATTCAAACAATACTAATACTTTATTACTTAATGATGACCAAACTGTAGCAAATAATATGGTTACATTACAATCTGTCAATCATATTAACATAATGACTGATGGAAATAATAATGGAACTGGAAATTTTAAAGTTTTTAATGGTAGTTATGATGCTGATACAGCAGATTTAGCATTTCAAGTAAATTCAGCAAGTAATGCTACTTTTTATGGAGATGTAACAATGAATGGTAGTATCACACTTGGTGGACATGCATTTGATGATATTGATATTGGTTCTGAATTTACTGATGCTGATGACCACATTATGTCTGCTGGTGCTATTAAAGAAAAGATTGAAGATTATGGTTATACAACCAATGTTGGAGATATAACTGGTGTTGATTTAACGAGTGGTGCAGGGATTACTATATCATCTGAAACCAATACAACAAGTGGTGCTTATTCTTCTACTATAGCAACCAATATTGCTTCAACAAGTTTAAATGTATCAGGCACAGGACAATTAGCAATCAATCTAAATAAGTCTGCTTTATCAACTGCAACTTTAAATGCTTCAGACTTTATGATATTATTTGATGCAAATGATAGTGAAGCACCTAAACGATTTATAGCACAAGACATTTTTGATAGCTTAGGTGGAATCACTATAGATGGCACAACAGCTAATGGCTTATTGACTTATGGTGGAACAAATAATATAGATACAGAAGCTAACCTTACTTTTAGTCCAAGCAATAACTATCTTACTGTTCACGAAGCTGGTTCAAGTACTGGCTCACATTTAAGACTTGCAACAGATAATTCAGATTTTATTTTAACTGCTGGTGGTAGTAGTAATCAATTAAGTATTTATGATGTAACATCAGCATCTAATAGATTGGTTATTAATTCAGCTGGAGCAATTGCTACTGGAGTGTGGCAAGGTACAGCTATTGCAAGTGCTTACTTAGATGCAGATACAGCACATTTATCAGGAACACAAACATTTAGTGGTTCTAAAACTTTTTCAAGTCATATAGTATTACCTGATAATGTAGGAGTATTACTTGGTGCTGGAAATAACTTTCAAATTAAACATAATGAAACCTATTCTCATATAGTTACTTATGAGGGTCATTTATATATAGACAATAATGCTGATGGTCAAGATATTGTTTTAAGGGCTGATAATGGAAGTGGTGGACTTGCTAATTATATAGTATTAGATAGTAGCGATACATCGGTAGATATTCATCAAGATATAAAACTTACTAACACTAAAAAACTTTATTTAGATAATGGCTTAGATACTTTTATTAATGAAACTGCCCCTAATGTAATAGGGTTTAGTACAGGTGGTGGTGAAAGAGCAAGAATTGACACTTCTGGATTATTAATACCATCAGGGAAACAATTAAACTTTAATAATTCATCTGATGCAAATTATGGAAGAATAACTGCTGACTCAGAAGGACTAAACATTGATACTGTTGCTAATAGGCACACAATATTTAAAAAGCAAGGTGTCGAAGTTATGAGAATAAATACCTCAGGTAATGTCGGTATAGGACAATCATCACCTACAACTGCTTTAGAAGTAATCGGTGATATTAAAATAAAACAAGGAAGTTCATTTGGTAATTATTCTCTTATAGATGCAAGTGAAGCACTTCTTACATTAGAAACTTATAGCATAAACACATCTAATCACCCTGCAGACATTTTATTTAAACCTGCTGGAACAGAAAGAATGAGAATTACAGATGATGGAAATGTAGGTATAGGAACTACATCACCTCATGTTAAACTTGTTACAAGAGGAACACCAGGTCAAAGTTTACTGACTGCTATGCACCTATCAAACAATTTAACAGATACTACAGCAGCTATTGGAAAAGGTGTTGGATTTACAATGGGTAAAGATGATGGTTCTTATTCTACTAAAATAGCAACTGTATTTGAAGGAAATAATCCAAGTTATCTACAACCTGCTTTAGCTTTTTATACTATGCACAATACTCATGCAGCAGCAAGTGAAACTGAAAAGATGAGAATATCAAGTGCTGGTAATGTAGGTATAGGAACTTCATCACCTGGACATAAACTTCATGTAGTAGGAGATAGAGTAGCACATCAAAACGATACTGGTGGTTTTTACAGATATAATGCTGCAGGAAATTTTAGAGCAGCTTTTACTGACAATAATACTTCAACTCAAATATTTGCAGATGGAGATGGTAGTAATGCATCCATGACATTTAATGCAGGTAATGTAGGTATAGGCACTACATCACCTGATGCTAAGTTAGAAGTTTCTGAATCAGGCACAGGACATGGTTCAGGTGGTATTATAAGTGAAACTACAACTCATAATGGTAATGCAGGTTATAGATTTAGAACAAATGGAACTGATAGATGGGCAATAAATACTATTGGAACTAATGGTGCAGATTTAAGATTTAGAGATGAAGATGCAGGTGCTGAAAGATTAAGAATAAACTCATCAGGTAATGTCGGTATAGGAACTACATCACCAAGCAAAAAACTACACATCAAAGATTCTACAAATGAAATAGTATTTATTGAAAGTTCAGATGCTAATGCAGATATTGTTGGTGCCGATACTGGTGGGAGTACAAGATTTAGAAGTCAAAGTGGAAGTTTAGATTTTTATACTGGTGGAAGTGCAAGTAATGCAAGTGCAAGTGGTTCTTCATTTGCTATGAGAATCAATGCTTCTCAAAATGTCGGGATAGGAACTACATCACCTTTAAGTAAACTTCACATTGAGGAAACTACTAATGATGCAGATGCTTTAATGATAAGACAAGTAGCAGGTGGTAGTGGTAGTGTTCAAGGTAAAGTTCATATTGGT